GACGGCGGTTCTGATGAGGCAACAGACGAAGAATATTACCAGCTCATGCGCGCATCGATGGACGCTTACAGTTGTGCTGGCGCGAAAGGCAGCTATATTTATTTCGCGAAGCAAGTCAGTACAGAAATTATTGATGTTGTTGCAAATTCGCCGCAGGCTGGTGTGGTCAAGCTTTATGTTTTGATGGAAGGCGGCACACTGGCAACAGAAGAAATGAAAAATGCTGTGCTTGCCAGATGCAGTGCGGATGAAGTCCGACCGCTGACTGATAAAGTTTCTGTGGAGGATGCGGAAATTGTCAGCTATGATATCGCATTTACATATTATCTGCAAAGCGGCAGTACGCAAAGTGCGGCGGAAATTGCAGATGCTGTGAATGCTGCCGTTACGGAATATACTGCATGGCAATGCGCAAAACTTGGGCGGGATATCAACCCATCGCATTTGATTGGGCTGCTGATGCAGACAGGCATAAAACGTGTGGAGCTGACAAGTCCAATATTTACAGATTTGCGGGATGGCGGTGAAACTGCAGCAAACGCGCCGCAGGTTGCAAAAATCGGGACAATCACCATTACCAATGGGGGATACGAGGATGAATAATCACGGGTTGACCAAGCAAAACCTGCTGGCTTCCCTCCCTCTTGTTTTGCAGCAGGATAAAAGCATGATGGCGCTTGCGGATGGGATTGCGGAACTGCTCTCTCAGCGTCCCGATGAAATAGACCATCTACGGATTTATTCTGCCATTGACCGACTGCCGGAACAAATTTTAGATATCCTTGCCTATGATTTCAAGGTAGATTGGTGGGACGGCAACTATTCACTGGAGGAAAAGCGGCGGACACTCAAAGGAAGCTGGCAGGTGCATAAGATGCTGGGCACCAAAGCCGCAGTGGAAACTGCAATTTCCGCAGTTTATCCAGACACACAGGTGCAGGAGTGGTTCCAATATGGTGGGCTGCCTTATCATTTCCGACTGCTGATTGACGCGACATACGAAAATGTAGATCCGGCAAAGCATAGTCGTGTGCTGGAACGGGTGAAATTTTATAAAAATCTGCGTTCCGTGCTGGATTTGATTGAATATTATGATGCTGGCGGCACTGCCACAGTTTATGCAATGGTGGGATGTTCCGGCTGTGAAATTACAAATGGCGCAACAGCCGAATGTTATCAGGAGGTCTGACAATGGGTAAATGGACAGGTGTTGTAACAAACGCCGGAAGCAAACTTTTCGAGGATTGGGTTAATGGCACGGTGCTGCATCTGGACAATGCCGCTGCCGGCACTGGGACTGTCCCGGATGTCGGGATGTTGGCACAAACTAAACTTGTAAGTCAAAAGCAAGTGGTCAATATCTTGTCTGGCGAAACAATCCCGGAAGGACGCAAGTTAAAGGTGCAGATCACTGCACCACAAGTTGGATATACGCTAAATCAGATTGGATTATGGGGGCATATTGACGATAACGCACCAGTGATGTTTGCACTGTTTCAAAATAGTGAAGGTGTCGCAATTCCAAGTTTCGCGGATTCCCCGGATTTCGCGTATACATTTTACAGCACACTGGCAGTATCCAATCAAGGTGAACTGGAAATCCATATCAATCCAGATGTACTTGCAACGATTGGTTATGTGGATGACGCGATTAGTGCCCATAATATGGACACGGAAGCCCATCCGGATATCCGTAAGCTGGTTGGTACAGGTGTTGATGCACACAACGAGGACGCAGCAGCGCATAAAGATATACGCAAGAAAATAAGCGATATCATTACGTCTAAAGGTCAGTCAGACGGCATCGCCAGTTTAGACAGCAGCGGCAAGGTTCCCGCAAACCAACTGCCCGACATCGATGTAAGCAGCGCGATTAACACTCATAACACCAGCAATACAGCACATTCAGACATCCGGACTGCGATTGACAAATATAAGCCGCGCTTTTTCCCTGTCACAATTCCTGCGACTAATGCCGGGACTGTTGGATCTGTTGCTGGTACATTTCCCGCTTGTACAGCAGATGAAACAACTTGTATTGTAGATGCTGCGCCTACTGATGCCAGCCAGGATACTTTTCATGACTGCGGGTTTTGGCTCAAGACAATCAGCCCTACGGGATTTACTTATACTGTGGACAGCAACTTAACTGCGGCGATGCCCATTTGTATTATGGTGCAGGAGGTATGACAACATGATTTTCAACAGGCGGTATCAAAGGATATTGCGGATTGCATTACCTGCGCAGGTTGGTACCTTAACCTATAATGGACAGGCACAAAGTCCAGTTTGGCAGGATTTTGACCGTAACAAAATGACCATAAGCGGTGTGGCAAGCAGCACAAACGCTGGGACATTTACTGCAACATTTACACCGAAATCAGGTTACTGCTGGGAAGATGGCAGCAGGGACGCGAAAAATGTGATTTGGAGTATTGACAAGGCTGCTGGTAGCTTGAACCTTAGTGCAGCATCAGCAGCAATCAACATTTCCGCACTCACCAAAACAATTATTGTCACCCGTGCAGGTGATGGCGCAATTACCGCAACCAGCAGTAACACTTCTGTGGCAACTGTCAGTGTTTCCGGCACGACCGTTACGATTACCGGCAAAAATAACGGCAGCGCAACAATTACAGTCAGTGTTGCGGCTGGTACAAATCATACAGCACCGACAAGTAAAACTATAAGCGTAACAGCAGATTTGCCAAGCAGGACACTTGCGGATTGTACACCCGCACAAATTCAGGCTACCGCGAGAGCTGGACAAGCACCAAACTGGTGGAATGTGGGCGACAAAGTGCCGATTAAACTTAGTGGTACGGTTGGTGCATTGACGTTAAATGATACCTATTACGCCTTTATACTTGGATTTAATCATAATTCGAGTATCGAAGGCAATAACACGATCCATTTCCAGTTTGGGAAAACTGCTGATGGAACAGATATTGCGTTTGTGGATAGTAAATATAATAATGGCGGCAGTTCGACAGGATTCCGAATGAATACCTCTCAGTCTGTTTCTGGCGGATGGAAATCCAGCTATATGCGTAATACTATCTGTTCTTCGTTTTTACATACGCTTCCGACGGAGTGGCAGAATATTATCACTTTTTGTACGAAATATACCGATAATGTAGGTGATAGAACAGAAGCAGCGGGTAATGTTTCTGCAACACTTGATAAAATTTGGATACTAGCGGCGTATGAAATGGGTGCCCGAAATTTTGCTCATTCAGCAGAGCCGAATTATCAAGAGCCTTATATGTATTATCGAATCAATGGCAGGGAAAAGAAGAAACATAATGATACGACAGCCAGGTCTATGCACTGGAGCCGTTCGATTGTTGCTGGGAATAGCACATTTGCTATGTGTTCAGGAAGTGGATCATTCGGTAGCTTTAGTGCGAATTGGTCTTTAGGTTTCTCCCCTGGCTTTATGGTGGCTTAGCATGAAATATATTACTCACAAAAGATTCAAAGCACTTGCACTTTGCGGAGAACGGCTGAACCTGTCATACGGCACAGAACTTCTTGCTGATGGCGATATCATCACAACATTGGATGGAAAAGCCGTCTGTAGCTGCAAAAGTGAAAATGCAAAATTACATTTCGCCCGGAATGATGACGGGTATGGGCTGGATCGTGGCAGGCTGACGGCGGCTATTATCAAAACGCTGGCAAGCTGTCCAAATTGCTGGGATAAAGTCTGGGCTGATGCAGTATGCCGAAAATACAAACGTACTGATCATGCCGATACCTGGCTTTGGAATCACGATTTTTACAACGCGGATATGGATGACCTGCGGCATATTGCGGGGCTGATTGGAGGTAAACTGTTATGATATTAAATTCCTGTTATTCCCATCGGGGGGGGGGTAAGCCGTGATCTACTTACACCAGAATTGCGTCAAGAATTGGACGGTAAAGCCGCTGCCGCACATACCCACAGTGAATATTTGCCGCTGACGGGCGGGACATTGAATGGGGATCTGCGCATCAAGGGCAGTGGTAATTATGGAACAAAAATCAATTTAGGCGATGGGGATTATGTACATATTTCTGAACCAACAGATGATAATTTAGAGATAAAAGCGAAAAATATAAACTTTGTTGTAACAGGCGACGTTACTAAAAACGGGGCTGCTCTTGGGGGATACGTTACAGCTGGACAGAGAAGCGGAACTACGCTAGGTGATCGCGCAACAGCGGAAGGGGAAAGCACAACAGCGTCTGGGGAGAATTCTCACGCAGAAGGTTTTAACACAACCGCATCTGGAACTGCATCCCATGCGGAAGGGTTTGGAGCTCAAGTCGTTGGGCACGAAACCGAGGCATCCGGAACCGCATCCCATGTGGAAGGGTACGGAAACAAAGCAACTGCGACCGCGGCACATTGCGAAGGGTTCTACGGTATAGCTTCCGGGGAATCATCCCATGCGGAAGGTGACTCTTGCGAGGCTATTGGGAAGGGTTCCCATGCGGAAGGCTCTGGAACAAACGCAAAAGGTTATGCATCTCACTCTGGCGGAAGGGGAACAATTGCAGGGGCAGGCGGGCAAACTGCAATTGGGAAACATAACAAAGAAAGCACAAGCGAATCAGACAGATTTATCATCGGAAAAGGCTCCGCCTATAATGCTCGTGCTAACTGCCTCCGCGTCACCGATACCGGTGTTTACGCGTCCGGCAACTACAACGCCAGTGGCGCGGACTATGCTGAAATGTTTGAATGGCTAGACGGCAATCCAGAAAACCAAGACCGTGCCGGATTATTTGTAACATTGGACGGCGAAAAAATCAGACTTGCTATGCCCGGTGATGATTTCATTTTGGGTGTTGTTTCCGGCAACCCTTCTGTTGTTGGTGATGTCTACGATGACCAATGGCGTGGGATGTTTGAAACTGATATTTTTGGACGTTCTCTTTGGGAAACTGTCGATGTCCCTGCGGAAACTATGGATATTACACATGAGGACGGCACAATAGAAACCGTAGAGATCCGACCTGCCTGCATCGAAACCCATCAGAAATTGAACCCCAATTACAACAACGATGAATCCTATCTGCCACGCTCCAAGCGCCCCGAATGGGATGCCGTTGGTATGATGGGCAAGCTGGTTGCTGTTGATGACGGCAGTTGTGTTGTTAATGGCTGGTGCAAAGTTGGTATGGGTGGCATTGCAGTACACTCTTCAGCTCGTACACCTTACCGCGTCATGGCGCGGCTGGATGATACACATATCCGGATTTTAATTTTATAAGCTGGAGTTGCTCTTTTCAGGGCAATTCTCCCGCTTCCCGCTCACCGGTCAAGGAGGTGATGAAAAATTATGCAAGTAACCATCAGCGCGGATACCATCATTAAAGCAGCTTCCCTACTGACTGCCTTGGGTGTCATTGGCGGTGTAATCGT